TTAGCATGTTGACACTTCTGAAGCAGTATGAGACAACCTAACACCCACCAACAAAGAGGACGCAGCCCATGGATGATCTGGTCGAAAAATACATCGAGCTGCGCGACGGCAAGGCCAAGATCGCGGCGAAGTACAAGGAGGACGTGGCCAAGATCGACGTCATCCTCGACAAGATCGAGGCTTACATCCTGGAAACCTTTACGGAGCAGGGTATCGACAGCGCGAAGACGCCGAAGGGGACCGCCTACAAAAGTGTTAGGTCCTCCGCGACAGTCGCCGACTGGGATGCTACACTCGACTTCATCAAGACCAACGACCTGTGGAACCTCCTCAAGCATGACGTCGCCAAAAAGGCCGTTGAGGAATACCGCGACGAACACAACGATCTGCCGCCCGGCCTTAACTGGCGGGAAGAAATTGTCATCAACGTACGGAGGTCCTAGATGGGCGATCTGATGCTATTCGACGAGAACGATACCTCCAACGTCCCGGCGCACATCCGCTCCATGATGGGTCAGGTCAGCAACAGCGACCTGACGGCCGGCGTCACCTCCAGCTTCCCCATCCTCTCCTACAAGGGCAAGTCCTGGCACATCTCGCAGGGCGGGACGCGCACCCTGATCGCCGACGACCAGGGCGAACCGCGGCCATCGATCGAGGTTGTCATCCTCAAGTCGAACCCGCACATTTCCAAAATCTTTTACGAGGGCGGCTACGTCGAAGGCTCGGACGAGCGGCCGACATGCTACTCCAATGACGGCATCACGCCGGCGATGGACGCCGCGGTCAAGCAGGCCAACAAGTGCGCCATCTGTCCGCGCAACCAGTGGGGCTCGCGCACGACCGAGAGCGGCGCCAAGGGCAAGGAGTGCTCCGACAGCCGCCGCCTGGCGGTGGCCCCGTCCGGCGAGATCGACAACCCCATGCTGCTGCGGGTGCCAGCCGCCACGCTGAAGGAGCTGATGGCCTACGCCTCCATGCTCGACCGGCGCAAGACCCCCTACGCCGCGGTCGTGACCAAGATCGGCTTCGATCACTCGGTCGCGTTCCCCAAGCTGACGTTCAAGCCCATCCGGTGGCTCGACCCGTCCGAGATCGCCACCGTCGCCGCGACCATCGCCGGCCCGCTGGTGGCAGCCATCACGGCGGACAACGGCGAGAGCGACACCGAGGTCGATGAGATCGCCGGCGAGCGCCCGGCCAACATCGACCAGGTGCTGACGCCCGCTCGGGCCAAAGCCCTGGCGAGCGAGGCTGAAGTCCTGGCCGCGGTGTCGACACCGAAGCCGGCCGAGGTCGTGAAGCCGAAGCCTCAGGCGTTCGCCCCGGAGGTCGTCAAAGCCGCCCAGGCGGCGCTGGTGGCCGAGACGACCAAGACCGCGGCGCCGGTCGTGAGCGACGCCGACGCCAAACGCGCAGCGCTCATGGCGCAGCTGGCCGAGCTGGATAAGCCCGCCGAAGTCGCTGAGCCGGTTGCCGAGGTGAAGCCGAAGCGTGACCACGCCAAGCTGCTCACCGAGGCCACCGCCTCGCTCGACGACGTCCTCGGCATCCTGGACGACGAATAGACCCTGAGCCCGCCATCGTCAGGTGGCGGGCTGCCCATACTCCTGAGGTTACCATGTTCACTATCGCACGCGACCACGCCAGACTGCTGCCGTCCGATCTGGCTAAGCTGCTAGGCGTAAGCCGCTGCACTGTTAGCTTCTGGTACAGCGGCAAGTCTTCGCCGCACAGCATGATCAGGGCGAAGGTGGACAAGCTGCTTGACGGCATCAGTCGGGCGGTAGAAGCTGGCGACTTACCGGTTCCGCACGACGTCAAGCGTCGAGAGCGTGGGCTCTACATCACCCAACACCTAGTCAAGCACCTGAGCGCGCCGCTGAAGGCTGCCGCCTAACCAGGTTAGCTGCGAGTTTCGACACCCCTACGCAGCGCTAAAAAATGGTGTCGCCTCCCGACGCGGGGCGCCAGTGGACACGGAACAGTTTTTCAATCTCGTCCTAGCGGACGAGGGCTACATCTGTGTCGCTACGCTGAGCCCCGCGGACGGCGGCAGGATGCGCCACCGGTTTGTAGCCGGGCCTCAGGCCGCGGCGAGAGCGGTGGCCACTCACGACATAGACCCGACGCAGGTCTTCTTCGGCTGCGCCAACTACCTAACAAACCGGCGGGTTGACGGCGATCCGACCCAAGGACGGCGCAAGGGCGATAACGTCCAAGCGGTCAGGTCTTTCTGGATGGACCTCGACGTCGAGCCGCCCGTCCCTGACCCCGACAAACCCAAGCCCTACAAGACGGCGCGCGAGGCGATGATCGCCCTGGCCGGCTTTGAGACCGCGCTAGGCCTGCCCCCCTCCCTGGTGCTCAGGAGCGGCTACGGGCTGCATGCCTACTGGCCCATGTCCGCGGACATGGCGCCCGGTGCTTGGAAGGTCGTGGCGACCATGCTCAAGGCCGCGGCGCTGCGCCAGGGGCTTCACGCTGATCCTAGCCGCACCGCCGATATCGCCAGCGTGCTGCGGCCGCTCGGGGCTACCCACCGCAAGAGCGGCGATCGTGAGGTCAAGCTGATCCGCGCCGCCGGCCAGACCGACGTCGATGACTTCCGCTACGCTCTGGAGAACTACCTAGGCATCGATGCCGAGGCTGACGGCGAGCTGCCGCCCATGCCGGCGCACATCCAACTCTCATCCAACTCGGACCTGACGGGAGGCATGACGCATGCCCCGTCCTTCGCTGACCGCATCGCCGACCAGTGCGCGGTCATGGAGCTGATCCGTGACACGCGCGGCAAGGTCGATCAGCCCACCTGGTATCACGGCCTGCAGCTGCTCAACCGTTGCGAGGACGGCAAGGAGAAGGCCCACGACTGGTCCAAGGGTGACAGTCGCTATGATGCTAGGCAGGTCGACGACATCCTCGCCCGCGTCGCGCCGCACGGCCCTACCCTCTGCGCGAAGTTCGCCGAGCACCAGCTGAAGCTTTGCGCGAGCTGCCCGCACTCCGGCAAGATCAAGTCGCCCATCGTCCTAGGTGTCGCCCCATCGGTCCCGGCCGTCATCACGACGACCAGGGTCGCTGACCCCTTCGGCACCGCGACCGCCGAGGAGGTTCCCGTGAGCCTGCCGCCCGGCTACGAGTGGAACCGCAGCCCACCGAGCGCGAAGTACGAGAGCCTGTGCCTGAAGATCAAGGGTGAGGATGACAAGCCGGATACACTGGTGTCGATCTGCGATGCCCTGTTCTACCCGGTCAACCGGCTCGCCGCTGTCGGCGGCGCCATGATGGAGATCGAGAAGGTCGACCCTCGGTCGGCGGCGAAGACCCGCTTCGTGGTCGAGACCTCCGTCATCGCCAGGGGCTCCGACGCCCTGGCATCCATCCTCGGCAAGCACGAGATCATCGCGAGGCCCAACATGCATCCCAAGGTTCACGGCTACCTCACCAGCTGGGTCACGCAGCTGGCCCGCGAACAGGACGCCGGCGTCAGCTGCGGCCACTTCGGCTGGCATGACGATAAGTTCCTAGTCGGAACGACCATGCTGACGCCAGGGGGCGGGAGCCGGTCGGCGCTCACACATGGCTGGGCCACCGTCCTCGCCCCCTACATGGAGCCCAAGGGCGACCTGGAGGTGTGGAAGGACATCATGGAGCAGGCCTACAACGCCCGCGGCGAGGAGGCCTTCCAGTTCTCCCTGCTCTGCGGGTTCGCCGCCCCGCTCTGGGCGATGTTCCGCGAGTACGGCGGCATCACCGTCTATGCCCACAGCCCCGGCTCCGGCGTCGGCAAGACGACCGCTCAGCAGGCGGCGCTGTCGATCTGGGGCGACTGGCAGGAGCTGCAGATGGCGCACACCAAGACGACCGAGTTCGCCTTGAACTGCAGCCTCGGGGCCTTCCACAACCTGCCTGCGCTCTACGACGAGCTGACCAACATGACCAACCAGGCCGCCAGCGAACTGGTGTTCAGCATCACGTCAGGCAAGGCCAAGCTCCGGGGTACGTCGGACGGCAATCGAAGCTCTACCGCAGAGAACTGGCAGACTATCCTGATGGCCAGCGGCAATATGACTCTGTCGGATAAGTTGAGCCAGCACCGCGGCAATGCTGAGGCAGAGCTTGTTCGAATGTTCGAGTTCACTATTGCTTCCAGTAAGCACCTAACACCCAACCAGGCTGCCAGTCTTTTCCCTAAGATGTCTCAGAACTACGGGGTTGCTGGTCCAGTGTTCGCAAGATACATCGTCGATAACTACGAGGATGTTAGGGCACTGCTGCTCAAGGTGCGGGCCTCGCTGACTGAAACCTACGCGATGAAGTCGCCCGAACGCTTCTGGTCGGCGCTATTCGCCTGTGTCCTGACTGCGCAGATCATCTGCCGTCAGTTAGGACTTGTTAACTTTCCCGTGGCGCCAATGCGAGATTGGATCGCCCTGCAGCTGGAACATAACCGCTCAGGCCGCGACGGATCGATCAGCACACCGATCGATCTGCTGGGTACAATGCTCAGTGATTTGTGGCCCGGTATTCTTGCTACTTATGGTGAGGGTGATCGCAGGAACAAAAAAGGCGATAAGGCCGCCCCAGCTACGCTGGTTAAAGACGCGCCTCGTGGGCAACTCACCGGCCGCTCTATTACCGCCCGGCCTGACTATCCTGAGCGTGACAAGCTCATACTCAGCATCAGTTCCATTAAGCAGTGGTGTAACAAGAACGGCGTCTCATCGACTGCTATGTTCGACGAACTTGTTGCTAAGGGCTGGGCCTCGAAGGATCAGCCGCGCTACTCGCTCGGGAGAGGAGTTCCAGAATATAAGGGCGTGACAAGCCAGGTTAAGTGCTGGATATTGGACCCGGATCGGATGGGCCTGGACACCTCGGCTGCCACGGCGACCGTGTCCAATTTGAAAGTGGCAGGGGGAAAGCACATTGCAAGAGTGTGATATTGTCGAAGCTGACGCAGAGATACTGGAGGTCCTACAGTGCTATGACGGTGAGGTTCCAAGCCCCACCGCCGCTGCGATAGCTGCAGGGCGCGCTAAGGTACTAACACTTGACGACGACGAACTAACCGAGTTAGCCTCTGCGGCATGAGGTCTTAGACCTCTAGCTCTCGGCATCTCGATCGAGCGACCAGACCCCCGGTGGCCACGCGTCACCGGGGGTTCTTTATTGTGGCGGGGGTGTGCCGTCCGAGCTGTACTCGTTGATCAGGCCGCGCTGCTTGGGTGACAGGCTGATGCCGTTGTTCAGGCGGATACTGGCAAGGCGGCGCTGCTGAACCGAGCGGACCATCTCGCTGCCGTTGATCGTCTCGCTGTACAGCCCCTTGGAGCGCTGCTCGGCGTTGTAGGCGTTGATCTTGTCGCGCATCGCCTGGACCTGCGTCGGGTCGCTGGAGCTGTCGAGCGACACGTCGGTGAACTCCTTGAGCAGCACCTTGCGCCTGGCGTCCAGCTCGGCCTTGGCGTCCTGCACCGTGGCGCGGTTAGCGTAGGCGGTCTCTATCTTCTGCGGCGTGAAGCCCATGGCCTGCGCCACCAGGTCCATCGTCGACAGCTCGCCGGGCTTGACGACCGGGTTGTTCGAGGACGTGGTCACGCCATCCATGCTGAAGCGCACGGTGCGGCTGACGTCGCGCATGACCTTAGGCATCAGCTCCTCGCTGGCCTTCCAGTTGTCACCCTGGCCGTGGTCGATCGCCGCCTGGCTGATGTTCACCATGAGGCTGCCGGCCGGGCCGCCGACGAGCGAGCCGAAATACTGGAGCAGGCTGTTACGGTCGATCGCGCCGTCCGCGGCGTTGCCGCTGACCAGGAGGTCGCCCATGCCTAGGCGGTCGGTGACGTCGCCGGGGAGTACGTCGCGGATGCCTGGCGCGTAGAGCAGCCCGCGGGCCGCCACGTCGCCGGCGTCCTTGCCGAGGTGCTGCTCCAACATGGTGCGGAACCGATCGTCGGCGTCGTACGGGTCGTTCTTGTCGCCCACGAGCTTGTGGTAGACGTTGGTCGCCGTCGCCACCAGGCCGGCCATGGGGAAGCCCATCAGGCCGGTGAGCAGGGTGTGGGTGCCGACGATGCCGGCCAGCGTCTTGCGGGCGACCCACTGCTCGTCTCCGCTTAGGTTCTTATCGAACGACGCGCCGGCGTTCTTGGCCAGGGCGTAGATCATCGCCTGCTGGTACTTCTGGAACTGGAACATCAGCTTGCCCATGGGCGTGACGCCCGGCTGCATGACGTAGGACATGTTCTCACGGCTGTAGTCGACGTGGCTGTCCAGGGTGATCTGGTTGGCGAACTTCATCGCCGCGACTTCCTGCTTGGTGTGGCCCGCCAGCCAGGGCTGATCCTTCAGCATCATCTGGTAGCGCTCGTCGCTGAGCTGCGCCTCGAACTTCGGGTTGTCCTTGGCCATGCGGATGGACGCTAGCAGCGTGGCCACCCGGTTGGCCTTCTCGGTGTAGTGGGGCAAGAAGCTAGCCGTACGCATCACCCGCCCGCCGATGTCGGCCGCCAGGCTCGACTTGTCGCCGGCGCCGAGGAACTGATCCGAGTGGGTCGAGGTGATGGTCGCGTGCTCCATGGCGAAGCGGATCGCGGCCTTCTCCAGCGGCGTGTTGCCCCACGTGGCTTCCTTGCCCTCGTTCAGGTTGCCGATGTGGGTGGTCACTTCGCCGAAGGCCTTGCCCAGCTCCCAGGCCACCCGGCCTGGGTTGAAGTGGGCGGCCAGCATCGGCATCGTCACCAGCGGCGTCTGCATGAGGTGCGACATCATGAACGACGGCGAGCAGCCGAGGAACCAGGCGTAGGACGCGTTGGTCAGGAACGTCTGCACCGGCTGCTCGGAGTATTTGGCCAGGGCGCCGAAGTGCTTGTTGAGCTGCTGGCTGACCTCATCAAGCTTGGTCGTATCGGTGCCGGCAGGCATCGCCTTGATGCGGTTCTCGATGTCGGCCAGACCCTGGCGCAGCTTCTCGCCGGTCTCCATGGCCGCCAGGAAGCCGCTGTTGCGGCGCGAGGCGATCGAGAAGACCCGCATGGCGTCGGTGTTGTAGCCGGCCACGCCCTTGCGCTGCATGATGTTCCGCAGGGCGCTGCCCTCGGGCCGCATCGAGCCGGCGATCTCATGCGCCATGCGCTGCAGGCCGGCGTTGCCCGCCGCGCGCTCAGGGTGGGCGGCGGAGTCAGCGGCCCACGCCGCGTCGAGGCGGCTCATCAGCGCGGTGGCTGGGCCGTGGACGGCGGGCTGGTATTGCTTGGAGCGCATCTTGCTGACGGTGTAGCCGGCCGCCTCCATCTCGCGAGCGACGGCGTTCTGCTCCTCGCGGCTCTCGTGCTGGGTGACGGCGTAGTTCTCCTGCGACGAGACCTCGTGCGCGGCCTGGGCCGTCTTGTAGTTCTCGTGGGCGACCTTCGCCTCCTCAGGCGTCATGGACGTGTCGGCCAGCGCCGCCTTGGCGCTCTCGACCCTGGCCTTCGAGGCATGGAACTCAGGCTTGGTCGCGACGTTCGTGAAGTCGCCGATCCGCATGTTGGTGAAGTATGCGACGCGGCTGAGGGACTTCTTCAGCGCCGCAATGTCGCGGGCCTTGGACGCGGCATCACCGTCGCCGGCCATCCCCGTGTCGCTCATGATCTTGATGTAGGCGTCCTTCTGGTGCTCCAGGTGATCCTGGGCAGCGGCGAAGACAGCCTTAGCTTCCGGCGACAGAGCGTTGAACTTGTCCGCCTCAGGGCCGGTGGCGCCCTTGACCCTGACGTCCACGCCGGCATCGTTGGCAGCGAACAGCGCCTTGCCTAGCGCGTCCCTGTCACCCTTGGATAGCTTGGCCCAGCCGGCCTGGACGTGTGCACCCTCGGCCACCCGGTCGGACTTGACCTGGCTGGCCTGGTTGAGGTTGTCCGCCAGGCGGTCTGCGATGGCGCCGATGGGGGTCTTGGCCACGCCCTCCGCGATCTGATGGAAGGTGCTGAGGTTCAACATGACGCGGCGGCCCTTGCCCGTCAGTCCGTCGTAGGCGTCGGCCGCCGTGACGTGCATGGGGTCGGTCTTGTCTTCGTCCAGCATCTTGCGGGCCTTGGCCTCTGCACCGCCGGCGGAGGTTGGCTCACGCATCTCACGGCTGCCGATCTCGCCCGACTTGACCTTCCCGATGATGTCATCCGCAGACGCGCCTGATTTCGTGAGCGCAGCCTTTACCGCCGCAAAGAGCTTCTGGATGCGCTGCACCATACGGCCCACGAAGGTGGTCGGGGTCGGCTGGTCGTACGACCTGCGGAACATTTCCGCTACGCGTTCTTCCGCGAGGGCCTCGCCCGACAGGTCCGGGTATGCGGCGTCCACCGCGGCGGACTCGGGGTCAGCTGCCGCAGCAGCCTCTAGCGTCTTCCACTCCTCAGCACTGAACATGCCAGCGTCGCGCATGGCGTGGATCATCTCGTGATGCAGGGTGCCCACTGCGTCCGCATCAGAGTGGCTCATGGAGAGGCTGATCTGATGCAGTAGGCCGCCCTTGAATGACCCGTATGCGTTGTCGCGCAGGCTCGGAGCGAGGCGCAGGCTGACGTGGTGCAGACCCACTTTGTCCAGCTCGGCGCGCAGCGCGGGTATTAGCGCGTCAGCGCGAGCCTTCATCGCCGCCGTGGCGATCGGACTGACATGATCTTCGCCGGCGGGCAGCTGGCTCACACGCAGCTTGCCGGCCGCGTCTACCTTGTCGACCCTCGCGCTGATCCGGCCCGGCGACATCTGCCGGTCGGCGATCTGGTTGCTGATCCGCTGGTGGGTGTCGGTGTCCATCACGCCAGAAGTGTGCAGGTCGTTGACCCGCTCCTTGAGTGAGGCGTAGGTCGGGGTCCTCACCACGGCTGCAGCCGCGCGATCGGGTGCGGCTAGGACGGCGCCGTTGGGGGCGCGCACCTGCTTGGGCTCAGCCTGCTTGAAGTCGGCCGTGCCGGAGGTGCCCTCCTTCGCCTGGGTGAAGTGGTCGATGCGGTCGTTCAGCTCGGCCGCCGGCATCATCTTGCCGTCCGTACCGACCTGCTCCTGCAGCGCCTTGAACTGCGCGCGTTCCTTCGCGGAGATCACCTTGTCCCGGAACAGCTGGTCGATCTTGTCGCTCATCTGAGCGTCGGTCGGGCCAGCTGGCTCCGGGGCTTCGGCGTCTACAGACCCTTCGCGAACGGGTTCTTGGCCTGCTTGGGCGTCTTCTCCGCCGGGTTCCTGGGGGCCGCTACCTTCTTCGGGGGCGGCGGGGCTTTGCTCCCCTTGGCCAGCTGGTTGTACTTCGGCATCACTGGGGGTTTGGTCGCCATGGGGTTCTCCTTGTGCGGGTTCAGGCTGAGCCTGCTCGGCCGCGGCTTTGCCCTTCTCGAAGTCAGCGATGCGCTGAGCCTCTTGCGGGCGAATGGTGTCGTCGTGACCCTTGGTCCGCAGCTGATCTAGGAAGCTAGCGGTAGGGGTGTGGCTGTCGGGGTTATCGAGTACGCCACTGAGCAACGCGTCGCGGTGGCCCTGCTCGTAGGCGTCACCCGGCGTGGTGTCAGGCGCCAGGTGCGGCGTTTCTGGGTCGGGTGTTCCGGTGATCGGGCCGGCATCCACCGGCGCGGCTGGCTCGGCCGCCGGTCCAACAGGGCCTGGGGTCGGGTCCATCGAGGGCGCGGCGGCATGGGCCGGCACGATGGGCGCCGGTGGGGCCTTGGCGTCCTGCTGCTTCTTGAACTCGGAGACCTCCTTGACCGCGGCGGCCACGATGTTGGCCTCGCGCTGGCGGCCGGCGAACTCATCGGCAGTGACGCGGGCCAGGTGCGGCTGGACGACGTCGGCCGCTCCCTGCACATCACCGGTCGCAAACTTGGCGGCCAGGTTCAGTGACAGATTATTGGTCAGCTGGTTGATCGCACCCGGCGATCCGTCAGCCTTGGGGTTCGCCAGGCGGAGGCGCTGCAGGATGTCGGCGCGGCTGAAGTTGAGGTCGGGCTGGGGCGCGGCGATGTTGCCGCTCACATCCGCGATCATCGGTTTGGTCTGGTCGGTCAGCGCGGCGTACGGCTGGGGCGGCTCAGGCGGCGTACGGGTGCTGCCGACACCGACCGGCTCGGGCGGCGTGGGTGCGGGGAGCAGGTGCGTGACCGGGCCGGCGGCCGGGATCGGCGGGCTCTGGTCGGTTAGCGCGAGGGGGGCGGCGGGGGGCGAAGGTGGCGCACGGTTCGGCCCCTGCCCCACATCCGGCACGTCGGTGAACTCGGCGTCGATCGGCGCGTTGGGGTCCGCCAGCAGTGGCTGAGGGGCGGGCGCGGGCTGATCGATCGGGGTCTCGCCGACCTGATCTGTTAGCATCTTCGGCGGGGCCTGAGTGGCGGCGTCAGGATGTAGGCTTTCCGGCGAGTGGATTTGGTCTGGCGTCGCGGCCGGCAACGCCAGCAAGTTAGAGCCGGACTGCACGTGAGCCGAGGTGTCGTCGGTGGGTTGCTCCGCGTCGGCGATGCCGCCTGACGGGTCAGCTGTCGGGCGGCCGATGACGTCGGTGTGGCCGACGCTCAGCGCCTCGCCCAGCGCGGTCTTCTTGTTGAACAGCGCACCCTGCGCGGCCGACAGCGCTACCTTGGTCGGGTCGATCTTACCGTCCTGCGCATACTCCTGCCCGGCCTCCAGGCTGCCCTGGATGGCCGCGCCGCCGAGGACCGTCCCGGCAGCCTTCGCCGCGGTGCTGCCGCCCTTGAGCAGGTCGAACACTTCGCCGCTGGGGCGTAGGAGGGCCGCCTGCGGCAGGGCGCCGCCGATGAACGTTGCGATGGGGTGCTCGGCCTCGTCCGCGGCCTGCTGGTCCGGCGATTGGCCTAGGGCGGCGGCCAGGTCTGGGGCGGCCTTGAACACCTCGTTCTGGGCGTAGCTGGTCAGAGCGCTGCCGCCTAGCGCGCCGATAATACCGCCCCCGATGCCGCCGATGGCTGCGCCGATGGGTCCGCCAACGAGCGCGCCGGCGGCCGCTCCGACTGGTGCAAGGGTCTCCGCTCCCGCGAACCCGCCTGCTGTAGGCAGTGCGCTGCGGCCCCCTGCCCGTAGAGCGGCGCCGTCCGCTGACGACTGATCGGGCGGGATGTAGTTGCTATCCGATCCGGGGACTACCGCCCGCGAGGTCGGGGCGTCTGGGATGAAGTCTCGCGAGCCGTCAGCCTTCAGCGGTCCTACGGCCATCTACTGCAACGTCATTCTAGGGCTAACGGCGTAGCTATCGTCGGCCGGATTTGTGGAGGGCTGAGGCAGAGCGCTGGGCTTCGGCTTGACGAGGTCACGGTATTTCAGAACCAGGCCGGTCGCGTCGGGGGAGAAGCCTAGCTCGGGGTGGCCGGCGATCGAGTAGCCGAAGTGCGGGCTGCCGAACTCGTCGACCTCCTTGCCGTAGGTCAACGGCACCTTCTGCTTGTTCGCCTGGGCGATGGCCGCCGGGACGACCTGCTGTTGGCCCAGCTCGTACTCCTGGCCGTCCTGCCCCATCGTCGAGCGGACGCCGTTGCCGTAGGTTATCAAGGTCGCCGGCATGTTGTTGAGGTTATAGGTCGATGTGGTCGGCGCCAGCTGGCCCTGCAGCGCGCTGAGGTGGCGCTGGGCAGCCTCGCGGTCGTTCGGGTTCAGGCTGGTGTCGCCCAGCTTCAGGCTCGTCGCCTTGATGTCAGCTCGGGTCTGGTTGTCCTGCAGGTCCGCCGCGGTCTTGGCGGCGAGCGCGGCGGACTGGGTGTTCTGCAGGTTGGCTGTGGACGTGGGGATGCCGGCATCGACCTCCGCCTTCCCCGTGGCGGCGCGTTGGGAGGCTTCGCCAGCTTGGGCGCGCGTCAGCACGTTGTCCGCCACGATCTTGTCGTGAGCGTCCATGGCCGCCCCGTAGGTGGCCGGGTTGCCGATCATCTGAGCAGCCTTGGACTTCATGTCCGCCAGGCTACTGAAGTCGTCGCCGCCGATCGGCTTCTTGGTGTCGTTGTCCAGGTAGGTCACGTGGACCTTCCCATCGGACATCACGTTCACCTGGGTGTGCATCTGGTTGGAGACGTAGCGGCTGTAGAAGTTCTCCGCGTCCCGCGCCGTGCTGACGTGGCTGACGGCTTCGAGCGCGGCGTTGCGGCGCGCTTCGATCTCGCCGGCGTTGATCTTCTGGCTCGCAAGCTTGCGGTCCTGGATCGCGGCCAGCGTCTGCCGACCCTGGTCAGCAAGCTCGGGGATGCCGGACTGGATCGCCACGTTGGCGGCAGCGATGGCCTTAGCGTCGGCATTGTCCTGCGCCGTGGCTAGGCGGGGGTTGGTTGTGACCATCTGGCCGGAGCCGTCCGGCGAGTCATAGATCGTCGGCTTGCCTGACGTGCCTCCTGTGTAGGCGACCGTCGCGGCCGGCTGGGCGTCCGCTGGGTTGCCGGTGCCGGGCGTCGCAGTGCCGCCGGGCGTCGTGATCGGCTGGTTCATGAAGTGACCGACGCGCGCATCGTAGGCGGAGATGAACTGACCCACTGTCGGGTTCGACGGGATCGGCTCGCCCTTGTTGTGCGGCCAGTTCTTCTGGATCGACTCCGTCGCCCTGGCTTTGCTCACGCCAGCGTCCACCAGGGTGTCGATCGCGCTCGCGTTGCGGTCAGCTGACAGCAGCGCCGGGCCGCCGGCCGCGCCCTGCTGGTGGTAGATGTAGAGTTCGCTGGCAGTCGGCCGGCGGCCGAGTACGCCGGGCAGCACTCGCGCGCCCTTGGCGTAGCTGGCCAGTCCGGCGTCGATCTGCTGGCCGGGGTCCTTGATGTTCGTGCCGCCCATCGCCTTGAAGGTGTCGGGGTGGAACTGCATCAGGCCGGTCGACGAGCCGTTGTTCGCCGTGTTCGGGTTCAAGCCGCTCTCGACCATGCCCCCAGCAACGACCGCCTCGGCCAGCTGAGGCGAGATGCCTCGGTTGTTCGCGTGAGCCCTGATCTCGTCAGCCATGCCGCCGGTGGCTAGGGCCTTGGGGTAACCCTGGTCGGGCGCTGGGGTTGGAGTGGGCGTCGGCGTTGGTGCGGGCGTCTCGATCGGCGACGGGGTCGGTGCGGGCGGCGGAGGCGGGACGGAGTTGCCTTCCGTGTCCGTAGTCGCGGTGCCAGTCGCCGGCGTGGGGAGCGCGGCGGGAGTAGCCGGCGCCACGACTAGCGACTGGTTGGTGTTCAGCGCAGATGGCTGGGCGGGGTCGCCACCGGCGGCGGACGCAGCAGCGTCCATGTCGGCCTGGATTTTCGCGGAGCGCGCCGCCTGCTCATGGATGTCCAGCGCCGCCTGGTTCAGGCGCGCTTGGGTCTGCATGGTCTGATAGGTGTTGGTGGCGCCATCCGCGATGCCGCCGAGCACTAGGCCTAGGTTGTTATTGGCCATGGTCTACTGGTTCCCTGTGGGGAGCGCGGTCGGACCCGGCGTCGGAACGGCGATCGGTCCAGGCGTGAGCGTCGATGACGGGTTGGCGGCGGTCCACTCGCCGAGCGGCATAGCTGAGCCGTCCAGGGAGCCGACCGGGTGGCCGGTCGGAGTATTCCCGACGCGCGCGGCAGCCGCAGCCATATCGTTTTGGACCTTCTGGTTGCGGGCCTGCTGCGCGTGCGTGTCGGCCTCGGCCGTGTTCGCGCGCTGCTGCTCCTGCATGGTGGTGTAGGTATCGGTCGCGCCCTTGGCGACGCCGCCCAGCACGAGGCCCCAGTTGTTGTTGCCCATTTGCCCCTACCTCAGCATCGAATAGAAGACGGCCTTGTAGCCGTTCGCCATCGTGATCACGGCGGCCGGGATCACCTGCTCGACTTCATCAGCCATGACGCCGACCTGCGACCGGCCGCCCTCGATGTAGTCGAACGAGTAGATGCCGAGGCCGCTCGGCAGGCTGCCGATCTGGCGGATGTTCTTCTTCAGGCGACGGTCGCTGACGCCGGGCAACGACATCGCCAGGGTGCCGAGGCTGCCTAGAGCGGTCCCCAGCCCTGACGCGCCGGCGGACTGCGACGCGATGTCGGCCGCACCGAGCCTGGAGTATGCGTCTAGGTTGTTACCGTAGGCGCTGTTAGCCAGGGCGTAGCCGGTATTCTGCACGCTTGCCGAGTTGTTGGCACTCGCTGTGTCGGTGGCCAGCGCGGACGTGGCCGAGTTGCTGCTCGTTCCCGCGGCGTCGGTGGCCGACACGGTGTTAGCTACGCCTGTGTTCGCGAACGACGCCGCGCCGGCCGTGAGGTTCATCCCCATCTGCTGGGCGTTGTATCGGGCTTGGGTCTCCGCGCTGGCTTCGGCCGCGGTGTTCTGGATCGAAGCGTCGCTGCGCTCGGCCGTCGCCGCGCCGGAGTTCGGGCTGATGCCGAGCGACTGGTTCTGGCGCGCCAGGGTGCCGGCGTTGGAGGCTTCGGAGGTGCGCATGTCGCCAAGCGCGGCCTGGGCCTGGATTTGCTGCTGGTCGGCCGATGAGTAGTTGTTGACCATGTTGTAGTAGTTGGTCGCCGCGGGGAGCCCGTACTGGGTTTCCTCGGTGGCCTGCTCCGCCGCGACGGGCTCGTCGATGTTGAACAGCTGGGTCTGCTGGGCGGCCGTCGTGTTAGCTTGTGCGGTCTCAGCTGCCAGGGCCGGCTCTACGACCGTCGTCTCATAGTTCTGGTCGAAGTTCTGCGCCTGCTGGGCGGTGGCGGCTTCCTGCGCGGCGGCGGTGCCGACCTGCGGGTCGTAGGCAGAGGTGTCGCCCTTGCTGCCGCACTGGCTCAGCCGGCTGCGCGCACTGCGGCGACCATATGAGCCTCGTTCAGACATACCGGCAATCCTGGCGCTTCATGGTGTATATGAGGACGTCGACACCGCTCTGCCCTGCGCCTTCGAGAGTTGCCTCGTGCTTAAATCCGAGGTGCTCATCGAACCGGCGAGCTGCCGTGTTGTTAGCTTCTACCCAGCCACTAACACGTTGTAGCCCTTGTTGCACGAAAGGATAGTGAAAAGTCCACTTGAGGAAGTCGCGGGTCATCCACCGCGCGCCGGGCTTGGCCGCCACGTGCATGAAGCAGTTGGTGCCGGTGAACCAGTCGTAGCACACCGCGGCCTGCACCTCGTTGTCGCGCACCAGGCAGATGCCCTTCTGGTTGGGCGTCCGGCTGATGCTGAACTGCTTGAGGCAGAAGACGAACGCGCGGTCGCGGTCGGAGATCGTGTCGTAGACTGGTCGGCTCACTTGGTGACTGCCAGGCTGCTGTCGCAGGCGACCCACTTCGTCCTGTCGGAATAGATCATCACGCCGGTCCCGTTGCCCGCACTCTCGCCCACCTTGCGGCCGTCGTAGGCATAGGCGATGCCGCCTATGTTGGCCGGCGGGAGCGCTGCGACGCTGTAAGATGTTAGGATGTACGGCTGCGGTCCGCCCCGCTGGCCGGTCAGTAGTTCCAACGACAGCTTGACCTGCGTCAGGAAATTGACCAGCGGCGGCGGTCCCGGTGGGACGTGCGGGATGCCTGGGAAAGTCGTCATGTGAATAGCGCCGGGATGCCGGTGGACTCCGACCAGGCCTTCGGGTCGAGGTCGCGCACGCTGGTCGCCATCTCGACGGACCTGACCGTAATGGAGCCAACGACGGTGAAGTAGATTTCGCGGGCCTTGAACGGCGGCAGGCGGACCGGATCGAGCGAGGTGAACGATAGTCCGCAGATCAGCGTGTTGTCGCCGTAGATGAACACCTGCAGGTTCAGAGCGCTAGCGGGTGTCAAGAGGTTCGACTGCAAGCTCCCATTGACCTGCAGGATGTCGATGCGCTCGCTGTTGAGCGTGCCTAGGCAGTTGCCTGCAAACGCCGCGGTGTTGGCTGCCGTGACGGCGGCCTCCATCGCCAGGTAGGCGGCATTGGCCGTGATGAGCGTGTAGTCGGCGTCGACCTTGATCGCCGACATGGCAATCGCCTGCGGGTTCATGAACCGCTTGCTCGTCCATGTCATCTGCAGCGGCGTCAGCGTATTCGCGTCCACCTGGTAGATGTTGTTGTCGGCCGTGCTGACGATGAAGAACTCGCCGGTCACGATGTCGGCGAACGCCGCGCGGGCGTTCATCGTTAGGAACGACAGGGCGGGCACGTCGGTGGGGTCGAGCACCATTGCCGGGTTGGCGCTCGACGTGCCCGTGAAGACGCCGAAGTATTTCCCGTCGTAGGCGATGCCCTTCATGCTGCCGGGGTTCAGCGCCTGCCATTCCTGGCGGCGGAACAGCCCGGTCGAGATGATAGCTGCGCCGCCGGCGCCGATACTCACCAGGCCATTGGGGCTGGGGTACAGCACGCCAAGCGCGTTGCTGATGATGCCGGCCTTGCTCAGGCACGGCTCAGCTAGGGGCAGCTGCTGGACGCTCATCTGGCTAGGGGTCAAGCCTGATACGACATAGGGGTAGTTGGTCGTCATGACGACAATGTTGCCGGACATCACCGACAGCCCGACGATCGCGTACGGGAACGAGATTTCGTTCGCGACCGGCCATGCGTGCGGATAGTAGGGCACCGACATGTAGAGGGTATTGCCGACGAAGCCGGCCAGTGACCCCTGCCCCATGCTGACGAGGCCGAGCAGCCCGGTGGGCGGGGGCAGCCAGCCTAGCGTCGGAAGCACTCCGCCGAGCTGCGCGACAGTCAGTGAGTCCACGTAGGACGTGGTTGCCAGGGGCAGGTAGGTAACGAACTCGTAGGTGCTCGTGCTGGCGCCGGCCACAGAGCGGTAGATGTTGCGGCCCTGCCAGTTGTAGTGGCCGGTCGGCGGGGCCGTGAACCCGTTCAGGGTGACGCTTGCGCCGGAGTCTACGTTCGCGATGGCGCAAGCCGGCGACGGCGCGCTCTCCTCTGTGACCGAGCCGAACTGGTTCACATAGGTGTAGACGTAAGTGTAGAAGTTAATGGGGCTCGCGCTGGATGACGGCGTGGCGACAAGCGCCGCGGTAGGCGCTGGGCAACCCATCTCATAGTAGGCTGATGGGTACGGCGCGGCGCCATTCGCCAATGCCCAGTTGGTCTTCTTCGGGCCTCCGATACCGGCCGGGTCGCCGGTGTAGTATAGCCTGAAGTCGCTGACGTCCGCGATCGGGCCAGGCACCGCATCGACGACCGCTGCCCATACCATCCAGAGCGAGCTGGCTGATCCGTACAGGCGGTAGATCGTCTGTATGTTAGACGGGCCGGACACGGTCGAGTAGGTCAAGAGCTGACCGTTCCACACCTTCATGGTGCCGGAATACAGCTTCACATTCTGGGCGACCTGCGCCTGCGTGGGCGTGAGGAGCGTGGGTTCGGTGCGGGGGTACTCACCGTCAAACCCCATGACCCGCAGGGCAGGCATAGGTTAGTCCGCGAGCAGGGTCTGCAGCGAGGCGTTCGGGTCGTTGGCGTCGAGCGTGACAACCGGCTCCGCAATTCCGGCATCCACCGCTTCCGCGGTAGCTTCGGTGGGCTGTTCCTGCAGCGCCTCGCCGGCCTCGGGTCCAGGCTCGGCTTCTTCCGCGGCGACGTCAGCCGCGATGGCCTGGATGTCAATCACCGGGTCGGCCGAGTTCGAGATCGCCGTGCCTAGCTCGGTCAGCTCGAAGGCGCCGGTGTTGTTGTCGCGCGCGCCGAGCGAGACGTGAGCGCCGTCGATGAAGGCAATCAGCTCACCGTTGGAGATGAAGTAGGCATTGGTCTGGGCGATCAGTTGGTCGCAGGACAAGGGCATGTTGGCTCCTAGGATTGGGGGCTCTTGCCGCCGTAGGGACCATCGAGCTGACTGGCCGCGATGTTCCCGTCACGCGGCATCGCCGAGTTCTCGGGTTTGGGCCGCGCCAGGATCGGCGGCACGGGGCCGTGGGTGTACGTGATCACCGGCGCCGGATCGGGCGTGTTGGTGTCTTGAGCGCCGGTGAGAACGGTAGCCATGGTGAAGGGCCTCCGGCCCTAGTTCATCGCGTTGATTTCGAGGAGCTGCAGGATCATGTCGGCCGCGGCGCCGGTGGTGTAGGACGAGCCGGTCACGACGATGCTGATCGGCGCGTTCTCCGCGAGCGTCAGCATCTGCGCGGGGTTCACGCCACCGTGCAGCGCGCCGAGGATCGGCGAGCCCTGGGAATACTGGGTGTTGGAGCCGGCCGCACCGTACTTGAACAGGTCGAGCACCGCGTTCCAGCCGACCGCGCTGTTGGGGGTCGTGCCGTTGACCCACACGCCGCTGTCAACCACGGGGGTGCCGGCGGTGACGTGGCCGCCCGAGATCGCGCCGTTGGCGGCGACAGTCTGGCCGGTCATGGTCGGGTTGACGAAAATCTTGAACCGCTTGTTGTTGGTCGTCGCGCCGGTCATGCCCTGCGCGTTGATCAGAAGGCCGCGGCCGGCCACGTCTAGGCAGCCTGCCGGGAGCACCCAGCCGCCGAGGATGTCGTCGGTGGTGTCGGCGGCATTCGAGCCCAGCGGGTTGCCGACCGCGCGATAGATGTTGCCCTCCTCGAACATCGGAACCTGCATGCCGCCGCCGCCAAACGTGTCGGGGCCTCCGAACAGGAGGGTGGTGTCAGCGAGGGTGCCCGCTACCGTGCCGGGGTTGGACATGGGTATCTATCTCCGAAGTCGGGGTGCGCGAGCTTTAGCTCTGGGGCTTCTTGCCGCCGTAGGGGCCGTCGAACATGGACGCGGCCGGGTCGGAACCCTTCTTCGGCATATTGGGCGGCCGGGTCATCTCACCGATCTCGGGGCGAAACTGCGGCGTGGTGTCGGTGCTGCCATGCTTCATCGCGTAGATGTCGACCGGCTTCATGGCCTTGGCGTGATATGCGGGGGCGTCGGCCATGTCAGGCTCCTGGAAGGTTCGGGAGACCGTATCGCGCTTATGCTAACAGCGCAAGCGGATATGCTAACGCGGCAGACGGCTTACAGATCGCGTCGCGCTTCTGATTGAATATCTTAGCGCCGGCGATCGTGGGCCGCGTGTCATGCAGTCGGTCGAACTTAATGTCCGGGAACGTGGCGCAGAAGTCGCTCGGGATCGGCTGAGCGGCAGTCTCCTCAGTCAACGCTGTTTGGGTCCGGGTCTCGCAGGCTGCCAGGATCGCTGAGGATGCGATCAGTAGCAGCAGCGCCGGCAGCATCTGCCTTGGCAATTTCAGCATTGGCTTTCTCCATGGTGCCGAGGTTCGTCTCGGCCGTAGCTGCCTGTGCAGCAGCTCGGGCCTCTGGAGACGGCGGCTTGGGTGTCCCTCGCCATAGGCCAAAGGCCCAGGCGAGGATTTGAAGGAGCGCGCTCACTGGCTCAGCTGCCGGCGGGAGCCGTCACCTGTGGGGCGGGAGGCGTCACCTGGGGGGCGGGCGTGGGTGTCGCCAGGGCGGCCTTGGCCTTCAGGGTCCAGGCGTTAGCTTCGGCGACGGCTGCCGCGGCGACTTTGTCGATAGTGTCATTCATCAGGCCGTTGAACGGCGTGCTGATGCCCTTGGTGTAGGTGGCCAGGGCGGCGTCAAGGCCGGCTTCCAGGGTGGTGGTCACCGGGCCGATCGCGCCGGTGAACGCGGTGTCGACCTCTTGGACGGCGACCGTCGCGGCCGTCTTGGCATCGGACACGACGGCCGCGACCGCGGTGGTCAGGGTCGGGTCACCGGTGATGAGCTTTTCACCCCACGTGACGAACTGGCTCCAGGCTTGCGCTTGGGTGATCTTGCCTGCGCGCAGGTCGGTGAGGATGCTCATGATGTTTCTCCGCGGGCCAGCGCCCGGTGTTGATATGCTAACACCTTAGCTCTCGGCGGCCGTGTTAGCAATAGCCTTGATCCACGTTAGGAACTCCTGATCGCTCATCGTGTTCCTCATGCGGTTCACGGCCCACGTCACCAGGCGTACGTTGCCGACGACGTACTCGCTACCGTGGTCCAGCCGGTCGATGGATACCTTGGCCAGGTCCCCCTGCCTTCGGGTGAGCTTGACGCCCGACAGCGCGCACAGGCCCCTCTGCTCGACGATCATCTCGACGCAGTCATCGGCTGTAAGTGTGACAAGGTTTCCGCGCCGCCTGCGCGCCCCTCTTAGGATCAGTTCGAAACACTGGCGCCAGTTGCGCTCGGAACGGACGACGCTCTGCTTTGCGCGGCAGATGTTGCAGGTCCTCCGCTTCTCGAAGGCCGTTGGCGGCTGGGCCTCACCGCACCGCCTGCAAACCTTGGTGTCGGTCACGAGCCTACTGGGTCTTCAGCTGCTCGTCGGCCGCCCTGATGATGACGATCACCACGCCGAGGCCGGTGACGGCTAGCGCCGCGAGGTGGTTGAACTGCGGCAGCCACGCGACGCCGGGGAGAGCTTGGTCGACAATGGCTTGCGCTTGCGGCACCGTAGTGGACGCTAGCGACGCCAGGCCGAGAGCTGCGACCGCGAGCCCCGCCCACCGCGTCTTGGACTGGGCGGGCGACTTGAGCGGCATGGCGGGGGCTGGCGGCGTGACCGCGTCGCGCGTGACGGCCGAGGACGGCGGGGCGACTGGGGCCGCGTCGATGATCTTTCCGGCGGCCTCTACATCCGGGGTGTCCCAGAGGGTGACCTCGGCCACGCGGCGGTGCAGGAGGCCGGGGACCGTTGTGACGACCCCATCCTTCACGATCTTGTCGAAGCGCACTAGCTGGGTGGGGACGTCGGCCAGGTCGTTGGTCTTGATGTCCTGCCAGATCGTCCACTTCGCGTCGGCGCCGAGGTTGAACACGAACGACAGGAGCGCGGAGAACTCGTGGTCCAGCAGGCCGTCCAGCGCCGGCTCAGGTGCGGCATCGTACAGGCGCTTGAGCGCGATATGGCTGTCAGCCTCGCAGAGGTGATCGCTCTCCTCCAGAGTAATTTGCATCCCGGCCCTGACCTCGGGTCCGGTGTGGCCCTTGCCGATGGTCCACTTGCCGCCGCTGTCCTGCATCGCGACGAGGGGGTTGCCCTCTACGCGGCCGATGAAGTCGTAGTAAATCTGAGGGATGTCACGCATGCTGCTACCCGTGTGGGATGTGGTTCTTAAGCCCGGCCCAGGCTGTCGCGCAGGCGGCGGAGACGATGGCTAGCCACTTGATCACGTTGAGTGTGCCGGTTGCCTGGTTCCAGGTTGTGTCGAGCTTGGTGACGATCGCCACCATGGCGGCTTGGGAGTCGTTCAGTTCGCTGACCTTGGCTGTCAGGTCGGCCAACTGGGCGGCTTGGGTGCGGGTGTCGCCGGTCATACTCCCAACGCCATCCAGTAGAAGATTCCGGCCTGGTTCTCGTGATTTGTGGCTACGAAGCCGGTGGCCGTGACGCTGGTCGCCGTCCAGTAGGAGCCTCCTACGGTCCCAGGAACCGTCGCGCACATGACAACCGCTACGGGCGGGTTGGCGAAGGGGGTGGGGAAGGTGACGGCTTGACTACTGTTGGAGGGGATTGGCCCGACATTGCCGCCCTGCAGGTAGGCCCCGCCGGGGAACTGGATAACGCTGCCATTGGCGGCATTATTGGACGTCAGCGACGCGGGGGTCACTGCATGGGTGGTGTCGGTGCCGGCGATCACGTTCGCGGCTGTGGCCAGCGCGGCGACGCCGGCGACTGCCGTAGTGGCTGCGGGCAGACCAGTGATCGCTCCTGTAACCGCCAGGCCGCCGGCTGCGGTTAGGAGACCGCTGAAGCTACCCGTGGTGGCGGAGACCGACCCTCCTGACTGATTGCCCGTGACGTTGCCTGCCACGTTGCCGGTCAGGTTCCCAGTGACGTTGCCGGTCAGCGTGCCTGCGATGCCTCCGGTGCAGGTCAGCGCGCCGGAGAACGACCCTGTGGTCCCTACGACCGTCCCGGTCGATGTGCCGGTGGTGTTGCCCGTCAGGTTGGCGGTTACGCCGCCCGTCACGGTCAGTGCGCCGGCGATCGTGCCCCCCGTGTCGGTGTCTAGCTTGTTAGCTAATACGGCCGCGGTGATCCTCAGGTCCAGCTTGTCGCCGGTCAGAAACGCTGAGGCGGCGGTGCCTTCCTGACCCCTGACGATCGTCAGGGTATCCGCCGATCGCCCTGTGACCTTGACGATCTCGATCGTGCCGCCAGCGTTATACAGGGTGCCTGGAAACCAGTTAGCGCCGGTGATCGCCGGGAAATTAGCGCCTTGACCCGAGCCCAGGATTACTGAGGTGGCCGTCGCCGTGATGCCTGCCGACAAAACGCCGAGGGCATTATTGGTGGTTAGGACGGCCATCAGGTTACCTGGTTAGGATGTTCGGTCGCTTGATATGCTAACAGGCCCGGCACACGTTAGCAACCTCAGCTAGGAGGCGTCGTCGAGGCTATTGCTGTGGCCGAATACAGTGGTGCGGTTGCGGTCGCCGCGGCCGTCGCGGCTACTGCCGATCCTGTGTATAGCGTGACTGCGGCTGATGCCGCCGGGGATGAAGTCGCCGCGGCGGCCCGTAGGCTTGGCGAGAGCACTCCGACCGCCTTGGCGCGGCCGAAGATAATGCCGGCGGCCGTCGTCAGCGTTACTATCGCCGTGAGGCGCAGCGTGGCTTGAGCGGCAAGCGCCCGGCCAAATGTTGGGCTCGGCTTCGCGGTCAGCGATAGCGCGGACCTCGCGGCCAGAGCGGTCTTGCCGGTTAGCGCTCCGCGACCAGTGATCGAGGTGGCTGAACGGCCGAGCAGCGCTTGCAGCCCAGCAGCGGCAGTCATGGCCGACCGACCAGACAATCTGGCGGTCGCGTTGCCAGTTAGCGCTCTGCCAAATGCTGCAAGTGCGCGCGCACTGACGGCGATAGTCGATTTTGCCGACAACGCAGACGCGCCGGATAGCGCCGAAGCGGCCCTCATTGCGATGGTCGATCGGCTCGATATCGACGCTGAGCCGGTAATGGCCGGAGCAGAGCGGGTCGCCACAGTCGAGCGCCCTGACAGCGCAGACGAACCGCTTGTGGCGGATAGTCCGGCCAAAGCCAAGATGGACGAAGCCACCAACGGAACGGCGGAAACGGCCGTATAGGTGAGGACGATGAGCCCCGCGCCACCTAAGACGGACGCTCCAGTGTTGCTCGTGCCACCGGCGCCGCCGCCATAAGCCCCACCAACGCCGCCGGAATACGCGCCGCCGCCGCCAGACCCTGGGCCGTAAGGCGAGCCCCAGGCGGCAATTACTTCAGTGCTACCGCCACCGCCAGCACCGCCGCCGGCGCCGCCGCCGCCAGACCCATTTGAACCGGCAGACCCGCCGCCAGACCCAGCACCGCCAGCACCACCGGCCGTTCCCGCCGGACCGGTACCGCCAGCACCGCCGCTGGCGGCAGCACCGCCGCCGGCCGTAGAGGACTGAGCATCGCATCCGCCGCCGCCGCCGCCGCCGCTACCGGTAGTAGAGCCGCTGCCGCCAGCCAAGCCAGCGCCGCTCGGACCGGCAGAGCCACCGCCGCCCCCACGGGAACCGGTTGCGGAACCCGCACCGGCGTTGCCGCCAGAATAGGTGAAATCGCCGACACTATTGGCGGCTAAACCACCAACAGCAGCAGCGGTAGTTGAGGCAGCAGCCGAAGCCGAGGCGGCTAAAACGGTAGAAGTAGAATTGAACCACGTATTAACAGCGCTTGAACCAACTGCGCCGGGAGTTGGCGTGCCGATTTGGTAAGTAATAGAAGCGCCTGGAGTAACGGTCAGCGCGTTCTTTATCGCGTAAGCGCCCCCAGAACCGCCAGAGCGGTTAGCGGCCACGGCGCTACCGCCAGCGCCAAGACATTCAACTTTAACAGTCGTGACGCCAGCCGGAACAGTCCAGCTTGTGCCGGAGGTGAGGGCGACTACCGTCATGCCTGTTCCCTACTCCGCGTCTAGGCCGCGCTAATGGTGAGCGCCGACGCGGCGAATGACGCCGTGATGCCGGACGGAATGGATTGCTGGACGATCTTGCGAACCATGAAATCGCCGGTCGCGGAGGTGTTGACCGCCGTGCCGCTGTTCGTGACGCTGAACGTGTCGGTCGCCGGGGAAACTACAAGCAAGACGCCGGTCAGGTTCGATTGGCTAAACGTCGGAAGCGCGCCGCCAATCTTGGCCGAAACGATGATCGGGTCGGATGCGCTGTAACCGTGGGCGTGGGCGGTGATGATACCGGGCGAAGCCGACGACATCGTCGCGGGCAACCATGGGAAATTGCCGATGTAATCCCACGCCAGAAGATTGCCGCCGGTGGAAGCATCGAACAGGCCGAAGGCGACGACCGTGCCCCATGACGCCGTTGACGTCGGGAAGGTGATCGTTGCGGCGTTGGTGGTGAAACCGGCCGTTACGGCGGGCTCTGAGCCGCTTGAGGCGGTCGGTGTGGCCCATGTCGCGCCGGAGGTCGCCACGCGCGCGTATGCCCCGCCAGTGACCTCGACAGCGCCAGTGACGCCAGCGTCGCTTGTCGGGGCGGTCGTGAACAGGCCAACGTAGACCGTGGGAGTCGCTGGCATTGAGGTCTTGCCGGTAATATACGCAAGAACGTTGGCGGAGGTGTAGTCGGTCAGGCCGGGGATGGTGGTCGCTCCTATGGTCGAGGTGTTAGTATGTCAGGAAGCCAGGAGTGCTTTGACGGTGAAGCGCAGCGTGTTGTAGACCGTCTGCACGCCGCCTCCGGCGCAGGTAACCGTGATCGCTCCTGCGAATGAGCCGGCGCTGGCTGTCATTGCCGCGGTCGTCGGGAAGCTAACGCGGCCTCCGGTGCCGGGGGTTGTGTAACCCGTGGTCGTGATGGACCCGTCCGAGTTCACCGTGCCGGCCAGCAGCGTGCCTACCTCGGACGCTATGATCGTCGTCGTGCCTCGGGCGTAGAAGTTGAGCACCACAGACGTGGCCGATGAGATGTCGACCGGCAGCTCGGTGTTCTGATCCGTAACTTGGACATAGAGAACCGGCAGCGTGTCGTTCTGCATCAAGTAGATCGTGTCGGACATTAGAATATCCTCGGCGGACGCATGACGACATTGGCTCGGTTCATGCCGCGGTTGCGCTCGATCTTGGCCCTGCTTACCCCGTCTCGGAATTTGATGGCGTGCTCTGCTGCGACCTTCAGGTTGGTGTACGCCTGACCGGGGGTAGACATAAGTTTTGACAGGGCGCCGGAGCAGATCGCGTCGTACCAATACTCGTAGAGCACCTGGTCGCAGGTCAGGCTGTCCCGCGACGGTCGAAGCACAACCAGACTGGTTAGCGAGTTAGCCTCAGTGATCAGCGGAAACGGGACGACCACGAGCGACGTCGCATCGTCTGTCTGCACGTAGTAGCGGGGGGTTCCCTGAACTGTGCGCCAGTCGATCCCGAACAGCTCCTGCAGCTGGTCGTCGCTCTTCGCGACCATGATGTAGCTGTCCCACCAGGCGTTCATGACGCGCGCAACGATAGTGTCGGTGGGGGTGTCGAGCTGGTAGGTGGCGATGTTCGCGATGCCGGTGGTGGCGTCTGGTGTGTACTGCAGCCAGTGGCTCTGATCGCAGAACTCGATCGCGGCGTTGCGGATAGCGTCGAGAGCGACGATCTCCGGCAGCCCGTTGCAGAACGGCAGCACGCCGCGGTTGAAGTTGCCGTAGGGGATATAGGTCATACGACAGGTCCTGGCGGCGTGTTGGCGAGCGCGAGGTTAGGGTCGATCAGCTTCTCGCCGGCGGTCTTGGCATTGAGGCCGTCCGTGAACGCTGTGTAGTAGGCAGCGGCCTTGTCGACGCCGAGCGAGTACGGCGAGTTCTTCAGGCACGTCCGGTAGATGATGTAATTCACGATGGGTGGCTCGAAGATGTCGCCGAGCGATATGGTCGAGGCCTCCGTCACCAGATCGGGTGGGCTCTTGGAGTAGCTGATCCAGAGGAAGCCGGTGCCATCCGAGGGCGGGTTCACCCAGAAGCCTAGCTTGTCGAAGGCGTCGGTGATGAAGTTCTGCACCGCGGTCACCGGCGTCGCGGTGTGCCAGTTGGGGTTGAACTGGTCCAGCAGCTTGCGCTCGACCAGCCGCACAGCCTTGCCGGGCGTGACACCGTCCGCGTTGACGTTGCGATGGCAGTCGATGAGGGTCCAGCCATCGGCAGGGATCGCCTGCTTGGTGCCGGCCGCCATCTGGATGGCAACCTCGACGTTGCTTGCCCATGGCGTGATCACTGCGATCTCGCGCTGGGCGTCGTTTAGCCAGCCGAGAAGCTCCTGGCGGGACCACTTGACGCCGTCCGTGTCGAACAGGATCGCCTGGACTTTGTTGATGACGGCGGTGCCGGTGATCGTGCCCATCAGGTATCTCCCACCGAGCCCTGCAGTTGCGGCCCGGCGTTGAGCAGCGCGCCCATGCCGGACGCCAGGCGGCCGATCACGGTGGCGTCGCCGGTGACGAACATGACGAAGGATTGAAAGTAGGACTGGGCTTGCTGGGCGGCGTCTGGGCCGTTGTAGGGCGCCGACTTACTCTTGGCTCTGAACATCATGTAGTCCAGCATCGCCGGGCTATACATGTCCATCACGCCGATCACCGACCCCTCAACCGCCAGGTCGACAGGGTCGAGCGAGTAGAGCACCTCAAGGTATCCGGTCCCATCTGAAGGCGGGTAGACGTCGAACGCGGTCTGATCGCGGACGTTGTACATCGCCGTAGTGACCGCCGTGACCGGCGTGGCGTCCTGCCAGCTGGGGTTGGTCTCGTCGAAGATGCGGCCGTCGACCCGCTTGACGGCGGTGCCGCGCACCAGGCCGTTCGTGCCCATGTTGCATATCACGTCGAGCAGCATCCAGCCGGCCGTAGGCACGTTCTGCCGTGGGCCGGCGACCATCTGCATGGTGGCCCTGGTGCTCGCCGCTTCCGGCCGCATGGCGACCACGGCGCGCTGGGCGTCGTTTAGCCAGCCGAGAAGCTCCAGCCGTGACCACTTGACGTTGTTCACGTCGAACAGGATCGTCGCGGCCTTGTTGATGATGGTGGTGCCGGTGATGGTGGCCATCTAGGTCCTGCCGGTCTGGGTTGCGGTGGTGAGGTCGTCAGTCATCACCGCCTTCAGGAACCCCTGGAACGCGTTCAGGTATGTGGCGGCGATCTGCTGGCCAGCCGCGTAGTCAGAGTCCTTCTGGCAGGCCCTGAACATCGTGTAGTCGAACACTGGGGTCTGGTAGATGTCTGACACTATGAGCGGCTGGGTGTCGGCGGTGAAGTCCGCGACGCCCTGGCTGTAGTTGATCTCCATGCTGCCGGTGCCGTCCGAGGGCGGTGAGACATAGAACGCGGTCGGGTCGGACGGATCGAATATGACGATCGGCGGGTTAGTGACCGCGGTCGCTGTATGCCAGGTGGGATACTGCGTATCCATCAGCTCGCGTGGGACGACCTCCAACGCGTTGCCGGGCGTGTTACGCGAGACCCCCATATTGCGGTAGGCCTTCAGGAACACGTAGCCGTTGGTCGGGATGGTTTGGCGCGTGCCGGCCACCAGGGGGATCGTCACAACGGTGGACGACGCGCGGGGGGCGGCGGCGATGATCGTGCGCTGGGCGTCGGCGATCCACTGCTGCAGCTCGGTGTCGCCCCAGCGGAGCGGCCCAGACAAGCCCAGGTCGATCATCTGGGTCCGTACCCGGCTGATGATGGCTGAGGCGAGGACGGTCACGGGCGCTCCACATAGCTACGGCGCGGATGCTATCACACATCCGCGCCATGCTAACAGCTATTTCTGTTAGTAAGTCTACTGGACGTAGGCCATCGCCAGGGCTTGCGGCAGGATGGTCGAGTAGCCGTAGACGTTCAGGCCGCGGACCAGTGAGCCGAAGTCGTTCGGGTTCTGCAGGGCCTCGACCTTCGCGATCTGCGAAGCGAAGGTGACCGCGGTCTTCGAGCCGGCGTAGATCGCCGTGGCGCGCAGGTTGCCGCCGGTGGCGACGCCGGCCAGGTTGAAGCCGGCGGACTGGGTCGGCAGCAGGTTCGAGACGTAGATCGTGAACCGATCAATTACCCCGATCTTGCCGTTCCGCAGGATCGACTTGTCGTCGCCGGTCACGTAGGCCTGCGCCAGCGGGGACTGCATGAGCATGTAGCGCATGTAGGGGTGGATCACGAGGAAGCGGTCCGTGTCCGGGATGTTCTGCTCATCCAGGACGGAGGCCAGCGCGGTCACCAGGGTGACGACGTTGGTCGAGGACAGCACAATCGGCGCAGCCGCGGTGCCGAGGTTGAACGAGCCCGAGATCACGCCGGCGGTGGCGCCTTGGTTGGCGGCGGCCGGAGCGGCGTTGGTCCCGAGGCCGGCCATGTTCAGCAGTACGTCGCGGTCGATGGCGATGGCCATCTGCTTGGCGGCGTCGGTGGTGAACATGTCCATCAGCTTCGGCTGGGACTGGTAGGCGATGACGTCGGAGACGTTGACGCCGAAGTATTTCGCCAGGCTGATCTGCAGCTCGACGACCGAGGGGGTCGGGACCTGATAGTTCAGGTTCTGGCCGATGGTGTAGTTGTTGATGGTGATCGACGGGATGTTGTTGATCCAGACGGTGTCACCCATGTTCTTGATGTCACCCTCGTACGAGGTGTTCGAAATCTCGCCGAACACGGTGGTGGCATAGAACTTGGCGTTCAGCTTCCCAGACCAAATCTGGGGGATGAACGTGCCGGACGCGGCCGGCGAAGTGTTAAACGGGGTCTGTACGGCAACGACGGCCATGGGTCTTACTCCGGTGAGGTTGTGAGGTCCTCACCGGAGCCGGGGCGCTAGCGTGTTAGGCTATGCGGCCTTCCGACAGGGCGAGGTCGATGTTGGCTTCGATCCGCACGGCTTCTCCGGGGTTGCCCTTGAACTCGCCTCGACCTTGAGCCCGGTAGAACTGATCGACCTCGGCGGCCGTCCAGATGCGGGTGGAGTCGTCGGCGCGGGTAGAGGGGGTCACCGCCTTGGAGCCAGCGGGGGAGGTCTGGCGTTCGAGCTGCATCTGAGCTTCGGTCTTCGCTGGCGGGGCGACAGGAGCCGCGGGCGGCGTGCCCTTGGCGATCCAGGTGTTGAACATCAGGGCCGTGCGCTTGGCGTCGAAGTTGTCAAACGCATTCTTCAGCATCTGCTGCCTGGTCAGGCCGGACATCTCGTCCACCTCCGCCAGCCAGCCGATGAAGCCGGGCTCAACGTTCACCGTCTCGTAGGTGGGCACCAGCGTCGCTAGCTCGCCCCAATACTTCTGACGGGTAGCCGCGGCGGTCTGCGCTGCGGTGTCACCTTGCGCCGCCTTGAGCGACGCAGTCTCCGCCTCCAGGCGCTTGATCTCGGCCGCCGACTTGTTCTCCGAGGCCGCCACGAGTTCAGCGGCTTTGCGGTGGATCAGGTCGACGAGATCGCCTCCGAAGGTCTCAGTATCGCGGTCCGTCACCGGAGCCAGTGGAGCAGGCGGAGCGACAACAGGTCTCGACGCCAGCTCGGCGGCGAGGGTCACGTTGCGCGCTTTGAGGTCCTTCACCTCGGCATGCAGGCGCGGAACATCCGCGTTGAACATACCTTGGAGTGTTAGGTACTTCGCCTTCCAGTCGGTGGTATCGACGACTGGTTCCACGACGGGTGCCGGGGCGATGGGCGCGACTGCGAGCGGTTCGGACTGAGCGTCTTCGGCCGGCGGGTCCAGCGGGGCGGCGTTAGCTGCCTCTAGCTGAGCGTCGAAGGCCTCAACTTCCTCGATCTGGCGCTGCAACTGCGCTGGAAGGTCTACCATGTATAGCTCCTGCTCCGACGTCGGCTCTGGCCTCATGATCGAGGCGGGCCGGGGATGGCGGTGTGCGGTCGCGGCCTACTTCTGGCCGCGCATCTTCGCGAGTACGTCTGGGGCCGTGGCCACCAAATTCTGTAGTTCTCGCAGCAGTTTGGCTCGACCTTGAAGCTTCCTCGTCGCGGCGTCATCGGCTGCGGTGAAGAGTTGCTCGGCGGTCTCATCCAGTTCCGCTTGCAGGAGCCTGTTAACCTCCATCCACTCCGGCAGTCGGCTCAGTGTGCTGAGCGCCTGCATGTGGGCTTGGGTCGGTTTACAGAGCATGTGTTAGGTACTTCTCACGATGCGTTAGCATAGTCAACCGGGTTTCGCGATCGGTGCGAAATGGTCGGAGATGGGTGCGCCATTCGCCAGTGACTGGCCGTTGATCACGGGGGGCGCGGCCTGGGAACCGCCTGGGGGCGAGGCGCCGGGGCCGGTCGAGGGTGGCATGCCTGGGGCCGGCAGGGCTTGCTGGGGACCGCCCGCGGGGGTTCCGCCGGGGCCGCCGCCGCCTGGCGGCATGACGAGCTGCTGAGCGGCCAACACCGCGGGTGGCGGGATGATGTCGTCGGGGTCCATGTCGAGCGTCTTGACCGTCTCGCGCAGGATCGCCGCGCGGCCCTTGAGCCCGATGATCTGCATGTCGACCGGGTTCATCGTGGCGGCCAGGAACTCGTTGCGGCGGACCTGGGCAGCCTCTTGGGCCATCAGCGCGCCGGCGCCGTCCGCGATGATGTTGACGTCACCCTTCAGGTCGGCATCCGACGAGTACATCATGTTGTACATGTAGAGCCGTTCGAGGAGCGGCTTGGTGATGTTCATGTCGACGTTGGAGATCACCTGCTTGATCGACTTGCCGGCGTTGTTGATCAGCATCGACAGGCCGGACGAGGTGCGCCCTGCCCCACCGCTGGAGTCTCCGGTCATGTAGCGGGGGATGCCTGAGTATTCGTCAGCCATCTCGCTGAACTTCTCGAAGACCTGCATCAGCTCGCCGACGAAGCTCTCGGGCTGGAAGAAGTGGATGGGGGTGCCCCCGGCGCCGGCGTTGAGCGGATCGCTCTTAACCTGCCAGACCTTCCAGGGTGTTAGGGTCGAGATGGGTTCGCCGGGCGGCAGCATGTCGACGTTGACGGCCACCTGCGGGCCGGACGCCATGCTCATGTTGTTGACGATGGCCCGCGCCGCGGCGTTCGCGACTACCTGGCTCGGCCGCACCAGGTCAGCGACGCCGTTGCCCCACCAGTTGCCGGGGACCTCCTCGTAGGAGGCCTTGTAGTACGGCTTGCGGTGCAGGGGGTCGTAGTTGAGAACGGCCTTGATCACGACGTTGCCGATCAGCCAGACCTCGACGTGATACTCCTGGGTCGCGTCTGGCACCTGCTTGGCGTCCATGCCCCAGTCGATCAGCTTCGAGCCTGGCATCGAGCCCCAATACTGCAGGGCGTCGATCAGGCCGTCTGAGTTCTGGGCGAAGGCTAGCGTGCTCTTACCCTCGGCCGCAGCCTGCGCCACGTCGTTGGAGAACCACTCATGTAGCCCGTTGTCGGCGTAGCGGTCGAGCACCATGCGGATGGACGCATCGTCGTAGCCGTCGACGCCGATCAGCTCGTTGAGGTCCTCGCGCGAGAGCTTGTGTCGCTCGATGAGGTAGCCGTTGTTGATGGTGGTGGCGCCGGGCGACGGGTACATGCTGAACGGGCTGACCCGTTCCCACTCCATCGTCAGCTCCTCCTGGATTTGCGGCTGGAACTGGCCGCCGACCTGTACCCACTTGAGCGCAGCCTTCTTGCGGACGATCGGCCCCTTGATGATCCCGCATGGGAACGTCACCATGTCGTCGATGAACTCGTCGATGGCCCGGCCGTAGCCGCCGAGCTGCAGCTGCTCCTCCATCTTGTCGGCCATGCGTGACGCCATCTGCTGGGCGTCCTCGCGGAGCTTGTTCTCCGCGGCGTCCTTCAGCTGCTGCAAGAGCTGCTTGATCTGAAACGGCGATAGGGGCGCGCCCATGTCGATCGCCGCCTGTATGGGTGCGATGGCTGCCTGAATGATCTGCTCGACCACGTCTGGCGCCAGGTCTGGCAGCACGGTGGGCTTGATGTCCCACGGGCGATCCTCGCCTTGGCCGGCGACAACGTCGCGTATCCAGCTGGCCGCCGAGCGGCACTTGTTGCTAGTGACGCCGGCGTACATGTCCGAGCCGCCCATCTCGTTGATGGCCTGCAGCCGCTCAGGGTCGTACTCGCTCCGGCGGGCGCGTAGGTTTTGCAGCAGGCGCTCGTCGATGGTGGACATCCGCGCGTCGCGCGCGACCTGCCAGGCCTGGCGCACGTGAGCGGCCAGCGACGAGACCAGCGGCTGGGACTGCGTCGCGTCGGCCGAGGACTTCTCCGCGTCGAGCACGACCTGCAAAGGCGCGGCGTGCAGTCCACCCGCTAGGTTGATCGCTTGAGCCATGGATGTCACTTGCTAACAGATGTAGCGAACATCCTAACGCAGTCACCTAGCCCATGCAATGGGCTCAGAGCTTCCGCGCCAGCTGGTAGCCGACGCCTCTGACGCTCAGCACCGCGTCCTTGCCGATGCGCCTCCGCAGGCCGTGTACGATCGTCCTGACGATATGCACGTCGCGGTCAGCCGCGTGGTCGTTACCCGGCAGCCGCTCCTCGATCACATACATGTCTACCGCTAGCGGGTAGGCTGCCACGAGTATCTCGTACAGCGCGATCTCCTGCGGCGTCCAGCCGAGGTAGCAGTCAGGGCGGGCCTCGATTGTCTCGATGCCGACAGCTGAGCGCGCAAGCCCCTGATCGTCTGCTCCAGGTGCTTGATGTATAGCCGCGGGCGATCACGCAGTGAGCTGTCAACGCCCTCCATGGCTACGTCCATCCCAACGATGGCGCCTTGACCATCGCCCGCCGCGGCTGCTCCAGCAGCGATCCGTGAACGCCTCCGTTGGCGTGCAGGCAGGCGTACTGCTGGGCGTCGGAGATGTGCGAGGCGTCGTTCTTCTCGGGCTGCAGCTCCACCTCCCCGCTCCGCTTGGTCTTGTAGCGGTAACCGCCGCGCATAGCGTGGATCAGAACCTTACACCCCGGATCGATCAGCCATCCGGGGCCGCCATCGATCTGACGGCCGAGGAACACATCGACCGCGGCGATCCGCGCCACGATGCTGTTGGTCCTGGCCGAGATGACCTTGAAGCCCTCGGCGCGCAGGATGTCGAAGCATGACCGCTCGTCCGTCTGAGCCCGCTGGGTGCCCGCGGGGTCGCCTACCACGATGAGAGGTAGCATGGGGTACTTGGTGGCCAGGAGCGGCTTCAGTATCGTCTGGACGAACCTGGTCACGCCCATGCCTGATGATGTTAGGGCATCCAGAGTCAGCAGGCGCCCTTGCATGTCGAGCTGGTTAATCGTGACGGACGGGTTGAGGCCGAAATCGAACCCGATGATCAGCGGCCGTTCGACGGACTGGATCGCTTTCAGTGGCCCCTTCGCGACGTGATATGCCGCGTCGAACGACGGGAACACCGGCCGCCCGGCCAGCGACTTGCCGAACTTGGCGTTGATGTAGATGTCGATCCAGGCCTCGGTCTTACCCTGCGCCAGGGTCTCGTAGTAGTCGGACACCAGCCACTGGGTCCAGTCGGCGTCAGGGCTGAGCCCGCCAGGCTGGAAGTACGGCGTGCAGTTGTCGGGCGGGTTGGAGAGGTACTCCTCCCAGAAGGTATCCATGTCGGGCGGGTTAGACGCGCCCCAGAGCCGGTGGTTGGGCCGGCCGTCGTCGGTGACGCATCCCCCGATGGGCTCGCCCTTGTGGTTCACGCCCCACTCAGGGCGCGGTGGCACTAGCATCTTATCGGGATACCGGCCGAGGCGGCCCTGCAGCGCGTCGAAAATCTGCGGGTTGATCTCGCGGAACTCGTCGAGCACCCCAAACGACAGCTGCAGCGACAGCAGGCGCTTGACGTCGTTGGCGTCGTCGAGCCCACGCCACATGACCTGGCACTCGACATCGTCGAACTTGAGCAGGAAGTTGTAGTCGGTCTTGGCGTAGGAGCCGGCGATGCCGTCCGGGAACCATTTTAGGAAGTCGGGGATCGAGGTGTCACGCAGCTGCTCGCGCGTGTTCCGCACCCACACCACCCGCGATCGGCGGATGCCGTCCGTGCACGCGGCCATCTGCTTCGCGTGATAAGCGATCTTCATAATCGCCGCAGTGGTCTTTGTGGACCCTAGTGGTCCGACCGCCAGGCTGACGAAGCTCTCGTCGACCAGGAACCCGGCCAGTGACGGCGGGGGGGAATAGATGATGTTAGCCATTGGGCCAGCCCGAGGCCTTGCCGCAGGTCGCGCAGTGTGGCTGCGCGCGTGTCAGCGTGAACAGCTCGCCGCCACAGCCGCAGAACCACATCTCCCGGCCTGGCGGGCTGAGCGGGAACTTCCAGGTCGCGCGCTCCAGGTCGCAGTTCGGGCAGGTTAGGTACTGGGTGCCGGTGGCGGCGACTGCCAAGAACTCATGCCGACACGCCAGGCATACCGCCTTGGCGGCGACGTGAGGCTGCTCCTTGGTGAGGTTGACGACTTCACCCACGGGGCCACGGCGCCTGCCAGACGAGAGCCCGGGCGAGCATGATCAGGCCGATGCCTGCACAGACTAGCGGGGGCATCAGGCGGCGCTCGGGGGCGTGTCGTTGCTAGCGTCAGCCATGATGGCTTGGACTTCAGCCATCATCTGCAGCTGGTAGTCGACGGCCTCGATCTGGAGCCGGATCGGGCGGCCCTCCTCGTTAAGCTCGTGGACCCGGTCGCGCAGACCCTGCAGGGTGTCCGCCAGGTGCTGACGCCGGAGTGTTAGGGACTCGACGGTCACCAGGGACGCGATGGCCATCAGTCGACTTCCTTGATCGTGATCGTCCGGCCGTCGAAGACGTGCGTGTCGCAGCTCTCGCCGTCCGCCAGGATTTTCAGGGTGGCGGAGTGCGCTGCATCCGCGGTGATCGTCACTCGGGTTGTCATGCAGCCTCCTTGAGGGGCGGGCCGATCAGATCGGCGCTGAGCAGGAAGTCCGGCATGATGAAGCCGGGCGGCTTGGGGGGGAGTTCGTCGACCTCGGCCGTGCCGAGGTTTGAGAGTGTTAGGGTTTTAGGTTCTGGGGCTGTGGGGGTGATGTTCGGCATGCCGACAGCCACCTGGCCGTTGGGCATGTTGATCTGGATGCTGAAGCCCGTGCCGCCGCCCGCCATGCCTTGGACGTTGGCCTTGGGGTTGATGTCGCCGGTCTTCGCCAGGTGGTCGGCGATCTGCATGAACACCGACACCGGCTGCTGCGGGTCCTGGAGGATGTCCGCCATCTTCGTGAGGGCGAAGTACTCGTAGAGCATCCGCGCCTTGTCGCGGATCAGCGAGCCGTCCTTGCGGCCGCGCACGATCTCATCGGCGAGCACGTAGTCGATGTCGAGTGGGGCGACCGCGGCGGACATGCTGGCAAAGTAGCGCTACTTGCTAACACATGCAACGTGTTAGCACCCTAACACATTCCTGAAAAATAGGGGGCGCTCTATACGAAACAGGTAACAGTGCCGGCTTGATTAGTTTACGTGGGTCCATATGCCACCCCCCGGCCGACCATAACACCATTCCATCCGCCCATTATTCCCGGAATAGGTATTCGAAACCCTGTTAGCATGGCATGCTTGACTTGTTAGCTTGTTTGTGGGATAACCAATTCGCGGCGCGAGCTATGGCTTGGCCGCGACACATGACATTACGTCATGTGTGATCTTTGACATTTAAAGGAATACCCAGATGACTACTCAATCCGTCATGCCCGTTGCTTCGCCTGAATTCATCGCGTCGCTCGGCAAAGATTACAACGCTAGCGTTGTCGCTCTCGACAACGCCAAGGCCGCGTTGATTGAACTGTCCGGCGCTCAACTGCCTTTCTTGGTTCAGCGTCTGGACGGCATCGCCAAGGTCACTGAAGAGACTTGGGCGAGCGATTGGAAGGAAGCGCAAGAGGCCGCTTACAAGGCTTCGGGGCGCTCGAAGCAAACGGACGCGGCCAAGCTCGCCTTGAGCATGGGCTCGGCTGTCTCGCTCCTCAAGGTTGCCGTGATCGCACTCACCCATAACGTGCAACCCTTGAAGGGTGAAACGATCACAACCTACGTCAATCGCGCTCGTCCGATCTTGCAAGGGCGCGGGACGCTCAAGGGGAAGGTCAAGGAAGCGGCCGAACGCGAAAACCGCAAGGCTCCGGTCAACGCTGGCAAGGCGAAGCTAGACAGCGCCAGTGCGGCCTTTGCGCTCGCTGGCAAGGACCAAGCCTTCGCTGACAAGCTAGCGCGCGTCGCGGCCGACTATCGTGAGGAGTTCGAAGATTGGTTCGATATGCTCATGATCAAGGAAGCTCGCCGCGCGCCAGCGAGTGAGACTATCAACGCCTAACAACCTAGCGCCCTCGCATCATGTGCGAGGGCGCTCCCTTATGTGCGAGAGACATCATGGCTCAATATTGCATTCAATGCGCCGACGCGTTCGGCGTGGTAGGTTCCTACGCGTTTGAGGGCGAGACCTTTCCGCCGCCCGCGTCGCGCCAGCTAAGCCCGACCTACGCGGACACGCTCGACCTGTATCGTTGGCTGGACGCCAACGGGTGGGCGGTGCGCGGCTGGACGTTCGATCTAGTGCGCGTCGCATAGCCTAACAACCTAGCGCCCTCGCACATGATGCGAGGGCGCGCCTTTGTGAGAGAGCCATGCGCTTGAATTTAGACGGTGGAGAAACGCACCGCATCGACGGCATCGCCGGGCGCGTTGTTCAGTCTGTGACCTGTGATCCATACGAAAAAATGGTGATCGAATTCACAGACGGTTCGCGCCTGATAATCCGCGAGGGCGGTCAAGTTGGATGGTTAGACCCATCCTTTACCGAAGGAGAATAATCTAACAACCTAGCACTATCACTCGCCCTCGCATGGAAACGTGCGAGGGCTTTCGTGTGCCTGGTCGCCGCGCCGTGGGTGTGTGAGCGCCAGCGAGAGGGTCGGCGCGCGTTCGCGAAATTATTCCTGGAATAATGTTACGGCATCACACCACGCGAGGGCGCTGCGCGCGTTTTTCGCGTCGTTCGGTATGTAGTGTTTTTAGGTGTTAGCATGTTTGGTTTTTACTAATTACAAATCCCTTACGCCAGAAGGGTTTGCGAGGGGTTCTATATATATATTTAGTGTAATTAGATAATTAGTAGCTGTTTTTGAGAGGCCCCCCCTTCTGGCGATTTTTTTTCTTGGCCGCCAACAAAAAAATCCATTGGCGGACAGGGGGGGTATACGTTTTGGGCTACTAATTATCTAATTACCGAAAATCAATGGGTTACAGCGGCTATTAATAGCGGTTCGCAACTGGTTTTCGTGCCTTATTACAGCCTAGCATAGCATAAAACCCTAAAACCCTAAAAGTCTAGCCTAAGTTGAGTCCCTAGCCGGCCCACTCTAGGCCCAACTAAATACCCTCCAAGGCATTTAGCTAGTCCCTGCGATTGACATACTAATGCCCTTGTGGGACTACCTAACTTCCGCTGCTAATTACACCGGCAGCCCGCAAAAAATTATTCCGGGAATAATTTCAGCCAGTGGAGTTCAAATGCCCGCAATTATTCCCCCGCTCAAGGTGACGCTGTCGCAGGACACTCGCGACAAGCTCGACCAGCTGGCGGTCAGCCAGGACATTCCGCTGCGCGCCGTGCTCACGACGCTGATCCGGCTGGCGCACGCTAAGCACTTCTCTGGCGACGCTGCGCCGACAATCCCCGGTGCGCCGCCCGCCCAACCCAAGCTCACCAAACCCGCGCAGAACCGCATCGCCCGCGCCGCGCGTGAGGAGGCTACCCGCCTCACCAACGAGACGGAGCAGCTGCGTGTCGAGTGGCTGAGTGGGATCGACACCTGCCGCGAAGTGACCGGCCAGACCCGCTGCCAGTTTCTCGACCTACCCGAGGGCACGCCCATCGACGATGTTATGGACGCCGCGGTTGCATGGGGTCAGGTCAACATCGTCGAGCCTAATCTCGCCAACGAGTACCACTGGGTCCGCAACTGGCGGATCAGCCATGGCGAGAACCTGGAGCCCTGGTATCACCCCATGGTGACAACCCGTGCCGAGCCGACCCCGCAGCTGGCTGCGTTCGAGACCGACCTCGGCGTATTGGAGGACTGATCGACATGGACACCGACTTCAGCTATCGCAGCCCCTTCGCGCCATACGTGCAAG